TTTAAGGACGGACAGGTTGGAGCGGCAAGAAATAAATCAACAATCATCAATCCAATGAGTATTGATGCTGTAGAAGAAAAATTTAAAGGTCGCGGAGATATTGAAAAGGCATTTGTATATGCAATGCAAGATTTGGAAAAGGCTATATTAGCTATACCAGAAGCTCAAAGAGAAAAAATATTTCAAAATGGCCGTAGATTTGTTAACCTAGAAATTATATATCCAGCCACTCAAAATGTTATTTCATATGGACCAGCTGCATATCTGCAATTTCATGGATTAGATGAATTCGATGAGACTGGTAAAAAAGTTAAATCATATCCAGATGAAGGTAACAAGCTACAAAAAATAATTTCCAAAGTAAATGCAGATACGCAGGAGCATTTTAAAATTATTCCGCCTAATGTAATTCAAATGCAAAAGGATATTGAATTTGATAAAAAGGTACCTTATTATATCAACAAGATAAATAAAATACAAAAAGAGTTTGGGTTACCGGATAAAGCAGAAGTATCGGAATATCACGAAGAATGGTGGACTAAATATATCAATGAAAATATACCAGAAGCTTCTCCAGAAGTAAAGGAAGGCTTAATTCGTCGATGGGCATTAGGAGATAAATCATTCAGATTAAACGGAAAGAATATCCCAGATGCAGCTGTATTAAATAAAGCCAAAGAAATTGATAAAACACAATCTGTAGCTTTAGGTAAAAAGAATATCAAAAAATTCGAAGAAATCTTTTTGGAATTGGGTGCAGATGTAATGCGTAACATTACTAATTATTTAGCAGTTAATCCAGCAGAATCAGTTAAGAGTTTACGCAAAGACGTTGCACAAGCGATAAAGGCTGTTAAAGATTCAAATGATTTGGAAGCATTAAATAAATTGCAAATTCAATTACAGAGAATAGAACGATTAGGTGGATTTGATAAAATAGTACCATCAGAAGGTATTGTATTTGTATATAAAGGAAAGACTTACAAGTATACAGGTGCCTTTGCTCCGGTAAATCAATTATTAGGCCTATTTCGTTATTCTCGGTAATATTTATAAAAAAGGACTTACTATATGACACGTAAAGAACAAAAATTACGAGAAGCTATTAGAGCTCAAATTCGTAAATATCTTAAAGAGGAAAAATTTGAAAACCCAGCGGTAAAAGGCGCTAAAGGTAGTACACAGACAGCTTTAAAGAATTTTTTCAAAGATCCAGAATTCAAGAAAATGCGGAAAGATGATAAAATTGCAGCTGCGATTAGTTTTATTAATACCTTAGGATTTCAAAAAAGTGAATTAACAGCATTAAAGACTGCAGTTAAAGGTATTAAAGAGTCCAATAATACCGATATTGAGAAAGTTAGAGAAGCGATTAGAGTTCAAATTCGTAAATATCTTAAAGAAAATAGATCTAAATTACGTGAAGAAAAAGAAGAAATTCCTGCATTGCCAACCGAAGAAGATGGACGTGTAGATGTAAATCAATTGTTTAGCATTTTAGGTAAGTCTGTACTAGGTAAGCGATTTGCAAGATTGGGTTCTAAGCCTGACGCAGCTCGTGCGGAAGCAATTATTAAGTTTGCAAAAATGATCGGAGTACCGACAAGTAAAATTAGTGATATTGTTTCTGGATTGCTTGCTCAGCAAGGTGAAGAAGAGCCAATGGAAGAGCCTATCGAAGAACCAATGGATGATATGCCAATGGACGATGCGCCAATGGATGATATGCCAGAGGAACCGGTAGAAGAACCAATGGAAGAACCTGAGGAAGAAGAACTCCCAGAAGAATAAATCAAAAAAATAAGTTATGGCAAAAAAAAGTAATATAGAAAACATTAAGGAACTACTCGACGGGACTCATAAGTCACAAAATCGAGCAGTAAGTGGATATACTAAATCTGCTGGTAAAAAGCGTGAAGTAGGTGAGATATGGTATGAAACACTACCAAATGGAACTACATACCGTTGGGAGCAGAAGGATGGGTTCCGTGTTAAAACAGCAAAAAATAGTTTACTAACTACAATTAAAGAAGCATTATCGATTCCAGCTACTTGTCCGGAATGTGGTGGAGATATGCGAGATCATGAAAAGCGATTACATGAAAAAATGTATCGTATACATGGAACTTGCTTTGGCTGTGTATTAGTTAAAGAGCGTAAAATTAAACAACAAGGAAAAGAGGCCTGGGAAGAGTATTCTAAAAAATTTATGAAAGCAAATGCAGAATCCTGGCTTAAGGATGTTGATAAAGAATTTGAAATTTTGCGCGAAGCCTTGAAAGGCAAAAAAGAATTTGTAAATAGTGATGGTAGTGTCGAAACTTGGGATCAAGTTGATAGAGATGAATATCTAAATTTCATGGATAATGAATATGTGGAGTTCAAGAAAAAATTATTAGAGGATTTATCATGACATTAGTTAAGCAGTATTGGCATATTATAACAATTGCTGTATTATTACTAATATTGATAATGACTATCATAACTAGACCATCTCCAGCAGATGCTGTTAAAGAATATAAATTACAGAAACAAGTAGATAGCTTGAGTGTAGTAATACAATCACATGAAGCGGCTCGCGATAAATATATGCAAAATATCGATAGCCTTAATCAATCTATTGCAAAATTACAATATAGCATTGATAGTACACAAACCGTTATTGATGACCTTAAGGAGGATTACAATGAAACAATTGAAAATATTAGCAATTTTAATACTAATGACATTTCAAAGTTTTTCACAGAACGCTACGGTAAGTGATACTATTGTTTGTTTACCTAAATCATATCTCATAAATGCTATACAAGAAATAAAGTATGGCGATTTTTGTAAAGCTGAATTACTTGCAACTCGCAAAATTGTAACACTTAAAGATGCTCAATTATTAGAAAAAGATAGTGTGATAACTAATTATAAAGGTGTTATCCGTAGATATAAGCGTGAAGTAACTGATTTGAATGATTTGATAGATGTAAAAGATGACCAAATTAAATTATATCTGGATAAAGCGAAAAAGGAAAGACGGCAACGAATTGCAATCATTGCAAGTGGTACTACAATAGCAGTTGGCTCAATTGTAGCGATTATTTGGTTATCACTTTAATTTTTCTTATATTAAAGGTAATTTATGGCTAAGAAATCAATACGTGAAATAATACAAGATGAATTCAAGCGATGTGCAATTGATCCTGCACACTTTATGAAAAAATATTGTATTATTCAACATCCTACCAAAGGTAAAACGTATTTTCATTTATATCCATTCCAGGAAGAATCATTAGAACAATTACGTGATTCTCGTTATTCAATTATTCTTAAATCACGACAGTTAGGTATATCTACATTAACGGCTGGCTATATATTATGGTCAATGCTATTCAAATCAGATTTCAATGTATTGGTAATTGCAACTACAAAAGATGTAGCAAAAAATCTTGTAACTAAAATACAAGTAATGCATGATAACTTACCAAAATGGTTGCAAGGTGGATTAGTTGAAAACAACAAATTAAGTTTACGATTCAAAAATGGTTCTCAAGTAAAGGCAGTATCATCATCAGGAACATCCGGTAGATCGGAAGCCTTATCATTGCTAGTATTGGATGAAGCGGCATTCATTAAAAATATTGATGAAATATGGACCGCGGCTCAACAAACATTAGCAACAGGTGGTGGCTGTATTGCCTTATCTACTCCTAATGGTACAGGTAATTGGTTCCATAAAACATGGGTCGATGCTAGTAGTGGTGGACAATTCCTACCTATAGAATTGCATTGGTCAGTTCATCCGGAAAGAGATGAAACTTGGAGAGCTGAGCAAGATCAATTGTTAGGTGAGAAAATGGCAGCACAGGAATGTGATTGCGATTTTGTTTCTTCCGGTCATACCGTAATCGACGGTACATTGTTACAGTGGTATAAAGAAACATATACAAAAGACCCTATAGAAAAAAGAGGATTTGATGGAAACTATTGGTTATGGGATTACCCGAATTATTCAAAATCATATGCAGTGGTTGCTGACGTGGCACGAGGCGATGGTAGTGATTATAGCGCGTTTCATGTCATTGATATAGATGAAGTTCGGCAAGTTGCAGAATACCGAGGAAAGATAGGTACTACTGAATATGGTAATATGCTATTAGGTGTTGCGGCCGAATGGAATAATGCATTACTAGTTATAGAAAATGCTAATATTGGATGGGCGACAATTCAAGTTGCAATTGATAAAGGCTATGATAATTTATATTATTCTTACAAGCAAGATGCATATGTAGATGAAGATGTGCACTTACGTAAAGGATATGATCTCAAAAACAAATCACAAATGGTTCCAGGATTTTCAACTACATCAAAAACAAGACCATTATTGCTATCAAAGCTAGAAACTTATTTCAGAGAAAAAAGTATTATAGTACATTCCAATAGATGTATAGATGAATTGTTTACATTTATATGGAACGGTTCTAGGGCAGAAGCTCAACGAGGATATAATGATGACCTTGTTATGTCATTAGGAATTGCTTTATGGATACGAGATACAGCATTACGATTAAAGCAACAAGGAATGGATTTATCACGTAAGGCCTTAGGTCATTTCGGTAAATCAAATTCTGGAGTATATTCTAGCAAGGATGGTCCTGCGCAAGGTTGGAATTGGCATAGCGGTGACAAAGATAACGATAATCTTAACTGGTTATTGTGATACCTAATATTTATATAAAACAACGAGATAATGGCAGATAAATCATTTTTTAAGCGGCTAGAACGATTATTTTCTACGAATGTAGTAGTTCGGCGATTAGGTAAAGACCGATTACGAGTAGTAGACACAAACCGATTACAATCAGCAGGTAATGCTAATAACAGTCGATACGCAGATAGATTTGCAGGAGTACAGCAGAAATCAGGCCGATATAGTACCTATAATGGTACCGGATACAGCTTCCAATCTAACAGAACTGAATTATATACAGAATATGAAGCAATGGACTTAGATCCTATTATAGCTTCTGCATTAGATGTATATGCAGATGAATGTACTGTGAAGAATGTTGAAAATGATGTTTTAAATATCAAAACCAATAACGCTAAAATACAAAAAATACTTCATAACCTTTTTTATGATATTTTGAATATTGAATATAATTTATGGCCATGGGTACGTAATGCATGTAAGTATGGAGATTTTTATCTGCATTTAGATATAGAGCCTGAGATAGGAATTGTTAATGTAACTCCTATGTCATCTTATGAAGTAGTCCGCGAAGAAGGATATGATCCTGATAATCCATATGCATATAGATTTACATTGCAAACAGTCAATTCATATTCAGTATCACAGAAGAATGAATTAGAGCCATACGAAGTAGCTCATTTCAGATTGCTATCAGATGCTAATTTCCTTCCATATGGTAAATCAATGATTGAACCTGCCAGAAAAGTATTCAAGCAGCTGATATTAATGGAAGATGCAATGCTCTTGCATAGAATAATGAGAGCACCGGAAAGAAGATTATTTTATATTGATGTAGGTAATATACCGCCTAACGAAGTTGATTCTCATATGCAGAATATCATGAACAAAATGAAAAAGACTCCGTATATCGATGAACAGACAGGCGAGTATAATCTTAAATTCAATCTAATGAATATGCTTGAAGATTTTTATCTTCCGGTAAGAGGTGGTGAATCTGGTACTCGTATTGAATCGTTAAATGGACTAAGTAACGACGGCCAGATTGAAGATATTGAATATCTACGAAATAAAATGATGGCAGCTCTTAAAATACCTAAAGCATTTTTAGGATATGATGAAGGAGTAGAAGGCAAAGCCACATTGGCAGCAGAAGATATAAGATTTGCACGTACAATTGAAAGAATACAAAGAATCTTTATTTCAGAGCTAACTAAAATTGCAATTGTTCATTTATATAGTCAAGGATTTCAAGATGAAGAATTAATTGATTTTGAATTGCACTTAACTAGTCCATCTATTATATATGAAAAGCAAAAAGTTGAATTGATGAATGAACGGCAAGGGTTAGCATCAAATCTACTTGAACTTAATATGTTCTCAGAACAATGGATATATGAAAATGTATTTGATATGTCTGAAGAAGAATGGAAGAATGAGCAAGAACAAGTAATTGAAGATCTTAAGGAACGATTCCGTAGAGAACAAATCACTAGTGAAGGAAATGATCCTAAGAAAACAAATATGAGTTTTGGTACCCCACATGATATTGCTAGTATGCATGTATCATCTAGATCCAATCTACCTGGAATGCCTGATAATAACGAGGCTGGACCTGGTCGCCCAAAAGAATATGGAACTTGGGGTAAACATAAGGATGCATTTGGAAGAGATCCATTTGGAATGAAAGATAAAGCTGCTCCAGATTTTTCAACGACAGCAGATTATAAAGGTGGTAGTGCTTTAAGTACAGAGCAAAAAGATATCACGTCATTTATAAATACATTACCAACTAGTTTGAAAAGCAAACAAGTATTGACTGAAAGTCTTCATAAAAGCGAATCTACAGATGAAGGTACATTATTAGATGAAGCTAATTTAATCGGGGACGAAAAAACAGTGAAATAGTATGTGTTCTATATTTATTAAAAATACTCAGAAAAATGGAAGATTTGAATGAATTCATTAAAACATTCTAAAGTAAAGAATACTGCTATTCTATTTGAACTGTTAGTACGTCAGATTGCTGCTGATACGATGGAAAATCGTAACTCCCCGGCAATTCCACTATTAAAGAAACATTTCAGAGAAGGTACGGAATTATATAAGGAATTATCTTTATATCGTACACTAGCCGAAGAAAGATTCGCTACTGAATCTCAGGCTACTAGATTTTTATCTGCAGCAGTTCAATCACGCAAGCAATTAAACGAAACAACATTGCGTAGGTCAAAATATAATTTGATTCGTGATATTAAGAATAAATTGGTATATGAACACTTTATAAATGCACGTATTTCAAACTATAAGTTGAATGCAAGTATTTATAAATTATTCGAATATAGTATTGAGATCGGAAGAG